ATGACCCAAAGCATTTCCAAAAAGCTATTGAATTTGATATTCAATTAAGAAACCAACATTTAAATTATAACAAGAAATTAAATATGGAAGTTTATCTTCATTCTTCCTGCAAGCCATTATCAGAAATAGATTTTGACTCCGAGGAAGATAAGGGACAACTTGGTTTTGATTTTCAATCTGAATGTGAAGGTATGTGCGGGATATGATTATCGACCCGAAAACAGTCGATACCTTTGAAGCTCACATTCGTGCAATGATGACTCCTGACCCCGATGGAGATATCGTTGAATGGTTGGAATCAAATGTCCGTGAGGTTCCTGGGTCTCCTCAACCAGGGCCATTCCGCGTTGAGTCAACTCCCTTTCTTGCACCGATACTTCGTGCGCTGACTGATCCCGAAATTACAACCATCGTTGTCCTTGGTGCGGTTCAGATGGGCAAGTCATCACTCCTTGAACTCTGGTCAACATTCATTCCGTCACGCAGTCCTGGGCCTACGCTTCTTTTGCAGGATGTCGATGACAACGCACAAGACTGGCAGAAAGACCGCTTACGTCCGATGTGGGAAGCAACACCGGCCACAATGGAAAAGATGGAAGCGGCTGAACGCAACCAATGGAAGAAAACAAGATTTGAACGCAACACTTGTTGGGTGCTTGGTGCGAACAACAAAAAGAATTTGCAACGACGATCTATTCGTTTCCTTGGTGGGGATGAAGTCTGGCTATGGCCTAAAGGTCACTTGAACGAAGCACTCGCACGACGCACCGCATTTATCTGGCAAGGCAAATCATTACTTGTTTCGCAAGGCGGAGTCGAAGGAGATGACATCACAGACTTGTGGTATCAATCCAACCGAATGGAATGGACATTCAAATGTTCGCATTGCGGAACACGGCAACCTTACGAGTGGGAACAATTAAAATATCCAGAGGACGCTAAAGAGCCGAATGGTTGGAACATCGATAAGGTCAAAGCTGGTTGCACTTACGAATGCAAAGGTTGTAAGCATCAATACAAAGACTCATTCGAGGTTCGTGCAGAATTAAATTTATCCGGCGAGTATGTTCCTATGAACCAGAATGCACCAAAGGGCATTGTAGGTTTCCATTGGAACTCACTCTGCGCTCAATGGGGACTCGACTGGGGTAAACTTGCGGAGATGGCGATCCGTGCAAAAATTGCATTTGAAGAACACGGCGACAATGTTGCCCGCAGAGAATTCAAACAAAAGAGATTGGCTTTATCTTGGAGCGACGACCCTGATGACGGCGGCGGAGAAGTTTTACCACAAGGTTACAAGATGCTTCAAGAATGGGAAAACGAAGGATTTATGGTCGATGGTATGCTCGCAGAACCTCCGTTCAAAGAGGAATACAAAAAAGCAAAGACCTATGCGAAGCTTCGTTTTATGTCCGTGGACGTACAACGAAAAGGGTACTACTGGATCGTGCGAGCTTGGTCGATTGATGGTAAGAGCCGAATGGTGCAATGGGGCTACTGCGAGACCGAGGAACAATTACGCGAAGCACAAAAGAAACTTGAGGTCGCAGATATTTTCGTATTCGTTGACTCTGGTGACGGACCTAATACTGATAGCGTTTATCGGATGTGTGCAAAGTATGCGTGGAACGCAACGAAGGGTTCTGGGCAAAACGAATTCCCTTGGAGAATCCAAACTCCATATGGAATTAAAATCGCATACCGACCCTACGCAAGAGCCAAGGTCATTCAAGTCGGACAGGCATCGTGTAAACTTTATCTGTTTTCAAATTTGTATTTTAAAGATTCAATAAGCCGACTCCGCAGAGCTGGTCATCACACATACCCAGAGGATGCCGGTGACGAGTACAGAAAACAAATGCAGTCCGAACACCGCACGAAGTCTACGAATGGACAGGCAATCTGGTTACCTATCGGTGACCGAGCCAATCACTTGTGGGACGCAGAGGTTATGGGTTTAGTCCCTGCAATGATGGCAAAACTCATTGGTCGTGGTAAGAATAAGAATGCCAAAGTGGACGAAAAACAAACTGAAACAAAGCCCGAAGAAACCACTTGACTTTAAACACCATACAGTTTTTTGTGTATTCAAGCTTGCTGATTCCAATGTTATGCCGCGGGTGGCTCTTGTTGTTCGTTAGGGGTTGGGATCAGCAAGCCCCTACTTTACATACTGCTAACGCTATGGCGAGACCTCAAGGACTATTCTTAATCTTGGAAATACCTGATATTCAAGCAATCGTTGCTAAAGCGGTTGAATTACTCAAGCAGGGTAAGACGATGATGGAATACTCCGATAGCGGAACTTCAGTCGTTAAAAATTTCCCAATGACCGTGCAGGAAACTTTGCTGGAAGCTCGTTACGCGTTGATGATTAAAGACCCAGAAACTTATGGCAAACCAGACCGCGTAAGAGTTATCAATATGCTAAATAATTTCCGAGGATTCTAATGCCAAAACGTAAAACCAGTAAGTCTGCTATACCGCAGATTAAAAAGCCAAAACTTCCGAAGGTAGCACATAACACCGCACCAGAGAAGAAGGCTTCGACTGGCCCTGGCATCTTCAGTAATTTCGAGTCCGCAAAGTTCAGCAACAAACGCTCTTGGATTTGGTCTTCTTGGCCGCAGGACTTTAAGAAGACGATGACGGTCTTTGACCGTATGGAGACAACCCGCAAGATGCGTTGGTTGGAACTCAATGCGGGACTTATCAGACAAGTGTTATCGGATATGGCATTGTATACCGTGGGAAATGGTATCAAGCCACAAGCCCAGTCCGGCGATGAAGTTTGGGACGATTTAGCTGAAACATATTTCAAAAAGTGGGCATCACGCGGTTGCGATATTACTGGCCGATTTTCATTCTTTGAATTACAACACATCCTTTGCCGATTGATGGATCGTGACGGCGAAGTGTTTATCATCAAGACCAGAGGTGCGAGGGGTGAACCTAAACTGCAAGTCATTGAATCGCACCGCGTAGGCAATTCGTCAAACAACGAAGTTCCCCCAGGAATGATAGACGGCATTCAGTTTGGACCTTATGGTCAACCAATTGCGTACAACGTAATTCGTTCCGATGGTTCAAATCGTCTTGTTCCTGCGAATGCGATGATTCATTTGTACGAACCAGAACTTGCTTCTGGCGCTAGAGCCTATTCTCCACTTCAGCACTCGATTAACAACTTGGTCGATATGCTAGAAATCCTTTCGTTGGAAAAATTAGCAGTCAAAACTGCTTCAGATATTACACGCACATTAACGCGTGAGAATCCAAACTTTGACGGAACACAAACTGACTTTGAAGCATTCGGAATGCGTCCGCAGGATTACGGCGACGGAATGACTGATCCAAGCGAAGCGTCAACTTTCCTAGGCGGTAAAGTTTTAGCATTAGCACCCGGTGAAAAACTTGAGTCATTTGAATCTAGCCGTCCTAATCAAACCTTTAATGGATTTATTGAGCATCTGCAAAGGGATTCCCTTGCTGGAATGCTACCCTTTGAATTTGTAGCTGACCCAACCAAAGCTGGTGGTGCATCAATGCGCTTTGTAGTCGCTAAAGCTGATCGCAAGTTCTCACACCGCCAAGCCATTATGGTTCAACGCTTCCTGACTCCAGTCTGGGGTTACATCATCGGTTCTGCAATTAAGGATGGTGAATTGAAAGCAGTAGATAACTGGACTAATGTTTCTTGGACTACACCTCGCAAAGTAACTGTTGATGCTGGACGCGACTCACAACAAAATCGTATGGATATTGAAAGCGGACTCAAGAGTCTCACGGACAACTACCTCGAAGAAGGTTTAGACCCGAAGGAAAAGATGAGAGAAAATGCCGCCGAGAAGAAATACTTAATTGAACTATCCGAAGAATTTGGAGTTCCGTTATCGATGCTCTACAAGCCACAAAACATTTCCCCTGTTGATATAAACAATTCGGTCAATCCAAACGATGAAAATCGCAAACGAGAGATGCCCGATGATGGGGAAATTTTACCTGATGACCCAGACGATCCTAACACCGACGAATAATTTATGAACGCACTTTCTAACGCATTTAAAACATTCTCGCCAATTCTAATTGAGCCAGCAAAGGCAAAAGCATATTTAGAAAAAGTAGAGTCTGTGCCGTTCCAGTCATTTGCAAATGACGACATCGAAGATGTATTGGAAATGTTATTCGGACCTGTTCCTCAATTAATCAAGTCAGGTTCAGTAGCCGTAATTCCTGTGAAGGGTGTTATTGGTTCTGGTTGCACCGAAATCGAAAAGATGATGGGTTGCGTGGATGTCGATGACGTTCAAGAAATGATTGAGGAGTGTGAGCGTGATGTTAATATCAAAACTATTATCTTCGACTTTGACACACCGGGTGGAGTAGTGACTGGAGTTCCAGAATTAGCGGGCAGAATTAAGAATGCAAAGAAGCGCACCATCGGTTGGACTTGCAAACAATCCTGCTCTGCTGGTATGTGGTTGATGAGCCAATGCGATGAGGTGTTTGTTTCACCTTCGTCCATTGTTGGATCAATCGGTGTTTACATCCCAGTTTACGACATTTCCGAAGCTTACAAAGAAGAAGGGGTGGCCGTTGACGTAATCAAATCTGGTTGGGCGAAGGCCGCAGGATACCCAGGAACGAAGATGACTCCCGAACAACGCAAACTATTCGAGGACGATGTTAAAGAAACCCACGATTGGTTTATTAGCGATGTGATTTCAGTTCGTAGTTTTGCCAAGGTAGAAGATATGCAAGGTCAATGCTGGTCTGGCCGTAAGGGTGCAATGAAGATGCTCGTAACTGGTTTACTCGACACCTTCGATGATCTGTTAATGTATATTAGCCCAGAGGAATACAATGCTTACGAGCGTCAAGAACCTATCCCCGCGTCGACCAATCCTTCCGGCGGTTATGCGGCCGATGTAAGCCCAGAGCAAGGCGACAAGGACGAGGTAGCACCTGTTTCAGATGATAAAAAGAAAAAGAAGAAAAAGAAAAATCCAGACGGCACAGATTCGGACGAAGATGAAGATGAAATTCCCGAAGTTCCAGAGAAGGATTGCCCCCCTATTGATACCGATTGTAAGCCGTCCGCTTGACACTTGGCTAAAGCCAGAATGACGCTCGAAGAAACTCTCAAATCCGTGAAGGAAGCATTTGTTGGCAAATCTGCTGAAGCAGAAGCCAAAGCTTCCGAGGTCAATGCTCTCACCGCTAAAGTCGCTGAACTAACCGAAGGTCTTACTTCCAAGGAAGCAAGCATCGTTGAGTTATCCGCAAAGTTAGCTGACGCGTCTGCTAAACTTGCAGTCGCCGAAGCAATGGTTGCTAAAGCCGAAGCACAAGCTAAAGAGATTCAAGCGTCTCAAGAATCTGCAAGCAAGAAAGCGGCATCAATCGCCGCCTCTGTTGGTGTAACCCCTGTTGAAGTAACTCCCGGTGAAACTGCCGCCGTTGCTAAATCCGATGACGAAGTCGCACAAGAGTGGGCAAGTCTCAAACAACAAGACGGCAAACTCGCTTCTGAATTCTACACTAAAAACCGCACCGCAATCCTGCGAGCCGCCGGTCTTCGCTAATTTCCAAACCTAAAATAAAATATGTCTAACTCCATTGGTGGATTAACACTCCAACTCGTAGCCGAAGAGTCACTTCGTACTCTCGTCCCCGAATTAGTACCCTTGACTGAAATTGCAGTAACCGATTTCGGATCATACGTTGCTGAACGCGGTACTACTGTTCACACTCGTTATGCTTCGGCATTCACCGCAACGACTTTCAATCCT